CAGAACGCCCGGACCTTGAATGTCGACATCGCCTCAATCACAGCGAGGTCGTAGGCGTCCCGATTGACGATCTCCCCAGCCTTGGGCTGCTGGACGTGCAGCACCTGCGTGTGACCGTCGCTGATCCGTGTCGCCACCAGCCCGGTCGCATCACCAGACTTGGAACCATCCCCGAACAGGACCACGGCCTCACCGGCTGCGATCCGCTCAGGTCGTGACGCGTTGCGGACATCGTTCGGGTCAGCCCACGCATCCTCAGCCGCGGAGATCTGGTTGTACCACTTGCGCCGCGACTCGCTCGCCGAGTTCATCGGGTTCTTGATCGAGTTCAAGATGCGGCGAATGCTCAGCCACACCGAGTCACCACGGATTGCCTCAATCACCGACGGCGCATCTTCGACAGTCAGCGGAGCCTCAGGAGGAGCCTCTAGTGAGTCGTACAGCTGGCCGAAGTCCAGCGACTTGGGCCGCTGGCAGTTGATGCACTCGGGCCAGTCCGTCGAGCCCGCATGAACCTCGCACCGGGTGCCTTGCGTGGCCTCGAACGCCTCGCGCGCCTTCTGCCCGACACTGTCCTCGCCGGGACGGTACGCGTTGCAGATGTCGAGGGATCGAGCCGCACCCGTTGAATCCTTCGCAAGGTTGCCCTCGATCGCCCCCGCGAGGTCGTGCCCGCCGTTGGACGAGTTCCAGTTCTGCGTCTCATTACGGATTACCCGAGTCGGCCGTGGCCCCTCAATCGATAGGGCGGACGACGTCGACGCCTCGATGTGCGCCGTGTCCGTACGGGCCCATACGTCGAGCTTGCCGACCTGAATCCCATACTTCCGTTTCGTCTCTGGCGGGATGAGGACATTGAACAGCGGCATCGTGTTCCGCTTGATCTGATCCTGTGCCACGCCGACGATCTGCACGTAAGCCTGCGGGGTCTGCTTCCCGACCGGAACATCACCGCGCCAGTGATCGAACACCGCATCCTCGGAGCAGATGTCTGTCGTGGACAACGCCACCGCGAGCGGGTCCTTGCCCCAGCCCTTGAGCCGCTGCAAGACGGCAGTGGGGAACAGGAACTCGGCCGTCTCGGGATCCAGCGCGTCCTGCCACAGAACGAAGCGCGCCTGCTCGAGCGTGTACGTCCACGGCCCACCCTTGGGCGCCGACAGATTCAGCCCAGCCCAAGCCAGGTTGCGCCACCCCAGCGTCACCGCTGGCAACACCCAACCGTTGTCGTACTGCCACGTCGGGCCGATCTTGACCGGCTCCCACGCGAGGCCCACAGGCGGTGTCGCACGCTCTAGCTGATCCTCGTACCAGCCGATGATCTCGCGGTAGTCAGAGTCAGCCGTACGAGTCTGGGAGGCGGCAAGGCTACGCGCCATCTTCGTCGGATTCGGCGTCGAACTCGGTCAGGCGGCGCACGAACTCCGACGCGACGGCCATGCGAGGGTCGGTGTCTCCATGCCAATGCTGATCGGCGTGCATGAAGAGGACCTGAACTCTGGCGATGGCGTCGTCGGGCAGCGGAACGTCGATGAAGAGACGTGAGTACGCCATCACGCACCCCGCTGCTGCCACTTGGTGACCGCGGCACTCCGGTGCTGGTTCAGTACAGGCATCTCATCGCCGGCCTTCGCCAGTTCCAACCGCTTCAGAAACCCGGCGCGCGACTTGCGGTGCTTGTCTATCTCTGAGATCAGCGGGTGGATCACGAGCTGGCCCATGCTTCCCTTGGTCGTCATCGGCGAACCGGCGTCGACCCACGCCTCAGTCAACGCCTCGATCATGTCCGACGTCCGACACGCATCCTCAAGCACCGTGACCTCATCCGGGCGGAGCTCGTACGAACCAGCGATCGCGGACCACTGAGCGCGGCCAGCCTTGCCGAGTCCTGCGGGTGCTTTCAGTGCAGCCATGACGATTGACCTCCAGGGTCGGTACGCGCCACCAGGGCGCGATCAAACGGACGAGCGGGTAAGCCGGTGAGTGGGTACGGGACGGGGCAGGGTCAAACCATCAGTGGAACAGCATCGGCAGCAACGCCGAGAGGACCCATGCGAACAGGCCAGCGGCCACGAGGTTGAACCTCGAGCTCGGGACGTTGAACATGGCGAGCGCGAACAGGATCGCAGCGATGAGGAGCAGGACGATGGTGAGCATGGGTGAACCCTTCGCTTGCGATGCCGGGTGGGCGGAAAAACGGGCGAGTGGCGCACGCTGGCGCGGGCGCGCTAACCGAGTCGCGCTCTACCCTTGCCGTAAGGGGGTCACCCCCCCCCAGGGGGGTCTGGCGTGAGGTGGGGTGCTAGATCATCCCGGGGTGTCGCTCGGCCGGTCGCCTACCTCGGGCGGCGTACCTCGTGCTGCCGCGTGCCGCTTCTGTCTTGCTCTTGTCTGCGTGACAGTCGCGTCCACAAGTGGGGCAGGCACTGCCGTGTGCTGGTCGTAGGTTGGACGCGTCATGCACTGACAGTGTTGGGTTCGTCCATTCAGACCAGGCGATGACGTGGTCTACCTGTGTCGCTTGTCCGTGTCCGCACAGGTGGCAGATGCCAGCGTGTGCAGCGATGATGCGCGCCGTCTTGTGTGGGTCGATGTAGTCAGAGGGTGGGCGTCTCTTCTGATTCCACGCCATGGTCACCTCGTATGGGTCAGCGGGTCGCGCGCCATTCGGTCGTGACGGTCTTGCGGTGTCGGCTGTTGATCAGGACGAACACGATGATGGCCCCGGCGATCTCGTCGAAGGGGCCGGGGATTGGCAGGAGAGCGAACACGAGGCCGATCTTCGCCCACCCGGGGATGGCTGAGGTTCTTGCGAGTGCGGCGGCGGTGCGGCTGGCGCGCTTACACAGGACCCATGCTCGGGTGATCAGGCTCACCTCGTGGCCTCTTTGTCGCTGATCGTCGCCACGCCGCCAGCGCCTAGGAGTAGTGCGCCGGGGATGACGAGTGCGAGTGCGATCCCACGCCAGCCGGACAGTGCGTCACTGCACTTGGCTGTGTAGGCGTACGCCGATGGGCTGAATGCTGAGCCGCAGTTGTCGCCGCTCTGAGTCATGGGTGCGGGTCCGAGGATTAGACCAGCGCCGAAGAACAGCGTGCCGAGGATGAGGAGCAGTGCGTTCAGCTTGACGGTCATGCGCTCAGGGTAGCGCTGTCGGGGCTGCGTTGCTGACTCGGTTGTGTGGGATTCGGACTCCACGTCCACTGCTCCGAGATAAGGCTGGACACCTGGTTCCTGGACTCTCGCCAGGGGTGCGGCTGTGCCATCCACCGCAGACCAACCGAGCCAACAACGCACTAGCGATCGTACTACTTGCCCTCGCCCTTGTCCTTGTCGATCTTGGCGTGTGGCTTAGGTTGTGGGCCGCGTATGAGCGGCTGGCAGGTGGGGCATGTCCGCGAGTCGTGGTGGTCCTGGTCGGGGCAGGGGATCTGCGCGTCGCCGGGCTCGTTCATCGCGCCTCACTCGGTCTCGAGGTACTGCTTGCGTGCCCCCGCGCTCATGAGCTCGCACATGCCGACAATGTCCCAGATGAGCGTGTCGTCCGAGCTCCAGGTGTAGAGGCGGGTCTCGCCGTCGTCGCCCATGGCCTGACACATGACGATGGCCTTGGTGATGATGACCGGCGCGAACTCAGAGTCGGCGAACTCTGCCTGTACGGCCGCGGTCAGGGCTTCGAGCATCACTCGTCGTCCCCGCGGAGGTGGGCTTCGATCGGCCCCATGTCGGGGGTCAGCGTGAACGTGACTTCCTTCGCTCCCACGAGGCGTAGCCGGGGCACGCTGGCCTTGAGCGGAACGTCGATCATCTGGCCGCAGTCAGGGCATTCGATGTGGGCCGTCGCGATAGCTGCCATGTCGCCCCTCGCTCTCAGTGTGGGGGACGGTGTCTAAGCCGTTGGCCGCCCCGAGTCCACACCTGCCCGCGTCCCTGTGCCCGAAGGCGGCGGGATGCCTCAACGGCAAACGAGCCGTAGGTCTCTTTCACCCACGACTCGTAATGCTAGCGATCCTTGAGGATGCACCCGCCTGTGTCAAGTCTTCTTGCGGCGTGTCTTCGATCAGGTTGACCACGTCGCCGTAGCGGACGATCTGGAGCGTGAGTTTGCGCTTCACGATCACCTCGCCGTACATGGCCTCGATCCGGTCTGTGCGGGTTCCTCGGATGGTGAGCCTGCCGCGCTTGATCCAGCTCTTGATTGTCGACTGCGGCACGCTGCTGAGCGTATGCGCCTCCCGTACCGTGAGGAGGTAGTCGTGCGCCGTGAGGAGTCGCTTCGCCCTGGTCGTCTCCACGTCGTACGCATGGCCACAGACGCACACGATGATCGACTCACCGGGCGGTGCCCAGACAGCGAGGCCGCACGTGCACTGGCACACGTATTTGCTCCGCTCGGGAGCGTCGATCGCGTTGACCCCGCGGTGCATGGCGTGGTCAAGATCAGCGACAAGCCCGTGCGCGTCATCCATTCGGCGCAGGTTGTCGGCCTGGCACAGCAGCCAGCGCGAGATCGCCGCCGTGTCTGAGCCGAGGTCGGGTACGTCGAGGCTGAACGTGTCGCACATGGCGAGCGTCTGAGCGACGAGCTCTACCTGGAGCGCTGCCAGCTGGTCAGTGGCGTGAAGGTCGACAGGCAGTGGGTTCTCGACGTGTGACGGGTGGCGCGTGTGCAGGTGGCGTGGCTGTACGGACTCGCTTTTGGTCGGGTCGTAACCACCTGTCGCAGCGGTCGGGTTGCCTTCGCGGCCGCCGAACCGGACGCGCTTCTGGGCAGCGATGGTCAGGTCCTCGACGAGTGACGGGACGTTCCCAAGATGAACCTCCCACTGTTCGGCGCACTGGGCGCAGATGAACGCGTCACCGGCGCCTCGGCCGCAGACCTGGCAGGGGTTGCCGGACTCGATGCGCATGGTCTGTGCGGCGGCGTACTGGTGGCTGGCGTGCTGCATGTCGAGCGCTTCGAGCCGTACCCCGACCCGTCGAAACGTGGGTCTCGGGAGCGGCGTTCGATCCTGCTCGGGGCAGTCGCACGAGCCGTCGAGGGACATGAGCAAGTTGCACCGCGGGCAGATCATGACGCGTCCTCAGCGCAGTAGCAGTAACCCGGGCGCGGCTCCCCAGCATCGGATGGCAGTGGGACGTCACAGCCACATCCCCATGGCTTGCGGTAGTCGTCCTTCTTGACGTCGAGGTAGGCGGAGTCGACCATGTCGCACCAGCACAGGTCTGGGTGGCGCTCGTGGAATCGCCCCACGATGCTCCATCGCCACTTCTCGGGCAGGGCGAGCCACGTGGCCCCCTTGACGTGGCGCACCGGTTCGTGTCGGTCCCACCAGAACGAGTAGCGCGACTTCTCACACCCGGCCGTTGGGTGCAGGTCTCGATACACGCCGCATCGGCCACAAGTTGGTCTCGGATCGGTCATGATGCGTCCCTCCATGCTTTGGTCTCCACGTGCCACGCCTCGCACCCTGCGCACCACGTAGCGCGCCCCTCGGTCGTGAGCCCCACAGCCGCGTCCTGGCTGACGATGCGCTCGATCTTGGCTTGGGCTGCCTCGGCGTTGTAGCGCTTCCGGCGGCAGGTCATTTCGCGGCCTTCTTGGTCGGCCATGGCCTGGTCGCGTCGTAGGCGTAGTCGATGATCGCGAGGATCGTGAAGACGCTCCAGAGCGCGAGCCAGAAGTGGTTACCGGTGTCGAAGTTGAACGCCGCCAGCCACGCGAACGTAACCGCGAACATTCGGTCGACGAAGAGGTACGTGTTCCTGCTCATTTCTCGCCCTCCCCCGCGTCGTCAGCCGTGGGCATGGTGAACACGGGGCCGATCGGCCGTGCACCCTCGTGGCGCCGTCCCCACTCGTCCAGCAGGGGCACCTGTGGCGCGTCGCCCAGCGCGACCTTGATGTCCCGGATGCGATCTACGATCCCTTGCAGGTCGCTGGGGTCTCCGTGTGCCACCCCAGGGCCGTTCGCAGCCACGGGGCCGGTTCTGGGCACGCCAGTGGCATCCACGGGCTCGGGCAGGACTGAGCACGAGGTCGGGATATGCCAGGCGCCGCACACGTCGCACCAGATTTCGGGACGCAGGACGAGCGTGGCGGGCTCGGGCAGTCCTAGCGCGCGGCGGCACACGGGGCAGTCAGCGGGGTCGCTGGGATGCACGACGTCGGGCCACACCTGAGCCTGCGCATCGGGGCTGATCCCGCGTCGCTGCCATGGGTACGCCAAGTCGGCAAGTCGTTCGACCTCCCGATGGGCGCCCTCGATGTACTCGCGCAGCCCCGCGCTCTCGGCCCGCAGGTCGGCGATGAGCGCGGCCATCTTAGTCACTTCGGCCGCGAGTCTCATGATCTCGGTCGTCAACTCACTGGTGCTCATGCTTGCTCCTCGTGTCGGTGGAACTCGGGTCGTACTCGTGCGATGGCCTCGGCGCTGGCGGGTGTGATCGGCCGCGGTTGCTCGAACTCGTGCGGCCGGATGTCGCCCATGACCTGGGGTAGGTGCTTGCCCTTCCGCGCGCCGCAACCGGGATAGCCGCACTCGGGATCGAGCGCCGCATAGCCGGGGATCTTGCTCGTCCCTGCGCCGGCGAGCGTCCTGGCGATGGTTGACCACGGACCGTCCTGGAGCGCCCTGGCCGGGGTGACCGTGCTGGGCTCGATCGCACAGACGGTCATGCGTACGACGGCGTCCCGGTAGGACCACTCCATCGCGTTC